GGAAACCAATATGTAAATGATAACAAACTTATTGTTGAACAAAAAGAAACCTACTGCCTCCAAGGCGGTGGAGAGACTTCGCAAAGTTCGCAAGGTAGCGGAGTAAATAAGGATGTATCCTTTACCCTAAATGGATTGGACAAGCATGGGGTAGTCTCATGGAACGGAGACACAACCCCCAAGGCTTCCGAGGATGTATCGGTAACTCTGCGTAGCCAGCAAGGCGGGGAAGGCGTGGGGGTGGCATTTCATGCCTCGCAAGATCCGATCCACAGCGAGGAGCATACACCCGCCTTGGGCAGTAATGCGACTATTGGAGTGGCATTTACCGCATCCGACCGATCAAACAAGGCGGCATGGGAGGGTGATATTAGTGGGACGATAAATTGTCAGATGAACTCGGAGTCGAGTAATCTGCAAATGGGAGTCCGAGAAAACCTAACCGTCCGCCGACTCACTCCAATCGAATGCGAACGCCTACAGGGATTCCCCGATAATTGGACATCGGAAAAGATGGAACTGACCCTTGAAGGGAACGAGTGGAAGGCTACCGGCAAGGTGGTCAAACAGGCGGATGGTCCTAGATACCGCCAGCAAGGCAACGCAGTTACTGTCAATGTGGCTGAGTGGATAGGGAAACAGATTGGAAAGGTATTAAATGAAACGAAATAAAATGCAGAAACAACTTAAACAGCCCCTTCACCACAAGGGCTACTTAACAAACCCACAGGGCTATAATACTCCGATCCTTACGACTAAGGCTCCGGTAGTGGCTCCAAAATTGAAGAGGATTAAAAATGAAAACACAATATAAAATGGGATTGGGGCTACCTCGAGGTGAGAAGATCGTGGTCAAGGTGGGCAGTCGGCAAGCGGATATTCTGCTCGACTTAGATAAAATGGTTTGGGCGGTGACATTGGATACTCCCGACTTACCAGTCCTCGAATATCCCACTTTGCAGAATGCGGTCATGTCAGCAGAAACCATTTTAAAGGAGGATCGGAATTGATCGCCTTGGATGTTGAGACCATTTGGTCGAAACAGTACAGCGTGGCCACGATGGGACTCGACCGATATGTCAAGCACCCCGACTTCAGAGTAACCATTGTCAGCCTGGTAGGCGATGATGGGTTTGAGTGGGTAGGAGATCCGAGGGACTTACCGGTTGACCGCCTAAACGGACAATCGATCTGTGCTCATAATGCCGAGTTCGATTCAGTATGCTGTCGGATGGCAATGGCGAGGGGGCAGATGCCACAGTTTACTCCAAAGGAATGGATTTGCACGGCGGACATGGCGAGCTGGCATCAGTTGCCGAGGTCATTGGCGGGATGTCATAAGGAACTATTTGGCGAGGAACTTAATAAGGATGCCCGCAATGAGATGAGCGGACTTCGACCCGAAGAGATCCTTCAGAATGAATCGTTTAAGGAGTATGCACTCGGAGATTCCCGAGCGTGTATTCGGATTTATAATGAACTGAAAATATCCTTCCCCGAGAAAGAATTTTTACTCTCCGCATTTACCCGAAGGACGGCAAGTCGAGGGATGGCAATCGATCAGAAACTTTGCCAGCAGTATATCGATAAATCGAAAGCAATTATGGCCGAGGTTGAAACCTTTCTCCCTTGGGTTGGACAAGGAGGAGGAGAACCGACTTCAACAGTTGCAATGGCCGCCTACTTAAAGATGCAGAATGTCGAACCTCCGAAGTCTACTCAGGAGGGAGATTCGGAACTGCTTCTTTGGAAGGCTAGAAATCCGCAGTACGCTCCGATCTTGGAAGCCATGACGAGGTGGAGAAAAGCGAATAAAGCGAGGCAGACTTATATCAGTATGATCCTTCGAGTCCGCCCCGATCATCGAGTTTCCACCCGATTAAAATACTGCGGTGCGCCGCATACCGGTCGATGGAGTGGAGCGGGTGGATTAAACTTTCAGGGCATTCCTCGGGACGAGGTGGAAGGTACATCGGCCAAGAAATGTCTTACTCCTGGTAAAGGCCGAGTTATGGTTTCTGCCGACCTTTCGCAAATCGAGCCAAGGGTATTAGCATATCTTTGCGGGGACTTTGATTTCCTTGGTTTGGTCAGAGGTGGGATCGATCTTTACGAAGCACATGGCCGAGCGACTGGACTTTATAATGAGGATGAACCGATGAAGGATTTAGCCCCCGAACTTAGGCATCTCTGTAAAGCTCGTGTGTTGGGTTTGGGCTATGGATGTGGACCAAAGAAGTTCGGCCAAGTGGCACAGGCTTTAACCGGTGGGAAATTAAATATGACCGATGCTGAGTCCCGAAAACAGGTCAAAGATTTCCGCAATCAGAATCCCAAGATTGTCGAACTGTGGAAGAAGTGCGAGGATCATATCCGAGAGGAGGCCAAGCATACTCCCGAGTGTGCAATTATGAACATGAGGTCAGGGAATCTGATCCGATATTTTAATGTAAAGGATGACGGCCGAGAGTTGACTGGTCAGAAGGTAAGAGGGCAAGGGTCGATGAAATTGTACGGCGGACTCCTCGTTGAGAACTTAGTCCAGGCAACCGCTCGGGATATTATGGCGGATTCCCTCCTAAAGATTGAGGCCGCTGGTCTGCCCGTTGTCCTTCATGTGCATGATTCCGTAACTGTTGAAGTTGCCGAATCGGAGGGACAGGCGGCACTCGACTTAATGATCCAACTATTAACACAAGAACCTCTCTATATGCCTGGGCTACCCTTGGCGGCAGAGGGGGAAATTAAAAACCACTACTAAATATGGAAGAAATAAAAAAACTAATCAGCGACACTATTAATCCTTGGCTCAAGATTTTGCCGAAAGAAACCCATGAGGAGTTTGCCAAAAAGTTTGAGGTATTAATTAACGATATGTTTAAGGCGAGACTTAGGCAATTAGCTGAAACATTATCCGATCAAAGCGAGGTAAGGGATTAAATAGGCTTAGGGATGGGATGCCACAAAGCAATATCGTTTAAGCAGTGCGATGAGCCGAGTCGCTGGGTCAGAGTTAAAACCCATCCGTACTATTCGCAAGGGAGCGGCGTTAGCCATAAAAAGCAATGCCTCCTTTGCGGGGCTTGTGGGGTACTGACTGCGGATTACCCTCCGACTGGAGTTGAGGTTATCGATGAGGATAAGTCCAAAGAATATGAGAACCAAAAAATCATCGAACGGCAGAATCAAATCCGAGAAGAGATTGAAGTTAGGAAAGCCCGCAAGGAGGAAGAGCATTTAGAGTGGAAGCAATCATATAAAATATATCTACACTCCGAGGTATGGAAGGATAAGAGAGGTTTAATTCTGCAAAGGGATAATAACATCTGCCAGTGCTGTCTAAAAAGGCAAGCGACTGAAGTCCATCACATGACCTACGATTCTTATAATCTATCACCAGGCAGTGAACCGGCATGGGAATTAATTTCCGTCTGCCGGTCATGCCACGAAAGGCAACACGCATGAAAATCCTCCGCTCAATCGGCTTAATCGCCTTATTCATAACCGCTGTGCTGACGATGTTCTACCTCATCATAGCATTCACTGTAACCATTATCGACTCACTATTCTACACTGTATGAACCACAAAATTATCGGACTAACAGGTCCAAAGGCGGTAGGTAAATCGACCTATGCTAAATCAATTGAAGGAGCGGTAATACTTTCCTTCGCCACTCCAATTAAGGAAATGCTCAAGGTGATATTGCCAGGAGAGAAATATCTGCATTTTAAGGAAGAACCAATACCTGGTTTCCCCGATGGGATTAATGCCCGAAAGATGCTCCAGGAACTTGGCACAAGTTGGGGGCGAGATGGACCGGCGGGGAAGAATATTCCATATCCGAATATATGGGTGGACTTAGCCTATAAAGCGGCTCTCCCTTACATTGGTAAGAAAACCATCGTATTTGATGATATCAGATTCCCCAATGAAGCATGGGCGATAATGAGGTGGGGCAATACCCATAAAGTACTTACGGAAATCGTTCACATCTCTCGGAAGGGACATGAACCTGATCCGAATGATCACCATGTCTCAGAGGCGGGACTTCCAAAGGGGATAATAAATAAATGGGTGTCGGTGGAGGATGGGAAGAACTAAGGACATCGCAAAGCAGATGGCAAACGATGCCAAGCTCAGGAATATGCTCCTGAAACTACCCGATGACCATGACGGATTCAGCCAGTCCGAAATTGCCCGCAAGACAGGTATTCCACAGCAGACGATTTCCAAAATTGAAACCGAGGCAATCGGGAAGCTGACGGAATATATTCAGCAATTTATTAGGGAAGAGGGTTCCGACTAATGGCAATCCTGTCAGCAGATATGGCGGGGTTCTTTGACCGGCTCCCGCAAGGAGACTTTGGCCATCATACCTTTATTGCCCGCCTAACCCTCCGTGCCGCCATGCACCAATCAGACTTTGAAAAGGCACATGATTACTGCCTCGAGGTAGCAAAGGAATTTACCCGCCGACCACTCCAGCCAAACGAGATCCGAAACGCTCTCACCGGTGCATATCAAATCCTGTCAGGCGAGAAGATTATCAGCCCAACCAAGAAAGTATCTATTGATACCACAATCTCAACAAGCTCAAAGGGTAAGCCCGAAGATCTCGAGATGCTACAACTCCGCTCCTCCGCCATTCCTTTGAATGCGGAGGAGGCTGTTTCCAAGCTGTTCCGACCTGACCAATGGATAAACATCCAGGCGGATAAATATAATACGATGATTAAGTCAGCGGGCGATTGGGGGATCAGTCAAGGGGTAGGGCAGATGGAATTTATTTCTTACAATCCATTCAAGGATATCGGTCCTCGGGTAAAAGAGAATGCCGGTGAGCGGATGTACCTGGTCCACGAAATTGATGATCCAACATGGACAAAGGCCGAACAGATTGGGCCGGCACTTGCCCTTGAATCTATCTGTCCGCTCAAGATGATAGTCGATAGTGGCGGGCAGAGTCTACACTGCTGGTACGATTGGATACCTGGTAAGGCCGATCAGTTTAAACATATGTCGATGAAGCTCGGAGCCGACCCATCGATTTATAATTCACCCCTCGGATTAGTCCGACTTCCTTGGGGAACCCGTAAGCCGAAGACTGAGAAGGGGGAGAAATATACTGCCCAGCAACCAATCTTATTTTGGCGGGAATGATTAATACTCTCCTCAAAGCAACCATTGTCCGAAGGTTCATTCAGCTAGGCATTAAGCCCGTTAAAGCGATGAGAATGGCTCACCGAATGAACGAGGGGGATGCCATTGTGCTTGTCAGAAATCACATAAATTTAAAGCCCCAAATAATTTTAACACTAATCAAAAATCACATAAAAGATAATGAGACCTGAAAATGACCCATATTACAAAGCACAGCTTAAAGCGATAGAACTGGAATATATGCTAGACAGCCCAACTGTCACCAATATGCCTAACCGATCAATCGAGGTGACCAATGACGATCCGAAACCACTACCCGATATCATGTCATTCGGTCAGTGCATGGAGTTCGCCACAAACCCCGCCAACGAGCTTGAGGAGATTATCGAGGGCTGTCTGCACGAGGGATGTAAGATGATCATCTCAGGCTCAAGTAAGGCCGGTAAAACATGGTCACTCATTAACTTGGCCATCGCCGCATCCAATGGCATGCCGTGGCTGGGGATGCCGGTTAAGCAGAGTAAGGTTCTATACCTCGACTTCGAGCTTAAGAAATACTTCGGTACAGATCGGATAAAGCGGGTCGCCAAGGCGATGTTTAAAGGAGAGATGCCACTAAACCCTCGGTTAGACTATTGGCCACTACGAGGTTACCGGACTGAATTGTTGGATCTCCTAACCAAGATCCGAGTGGAAAAGAGGAACTACGACCTAATTATCCTCGACCCATACTATAAGCTGGCAACCGGTATAGATGAGAACGATGCCAAAGCAGTAGGCGAAATTGTTAACTTAATCGAAGACTTCTCCGAGGAAACAGGTGCCGCCATAGTCTTCGCCCACCACTTCTCCAAGGGTAACAAGTCAGAAACTGATCATATTGACAGAGCGAGTGGTTCAGGTGTCTTTGCCCGTGATCCCGATGCTATCCTAACCCTCACCGCCCACGAGGAAGAGGAACACTTAGTCCTCGAAACCACCTCCCGAAACTGCCCATTCTCACCCCCAAAAGTCCTCGAATTCTCTGCCGATACCTTCCCCCTTTTCAAGCATAAGCCCGACCTCGAGGCTAAGTTCAGAAAGCCAGGGCAAACCTCCACAATCCAAAAAAAGATAAATGAGGGCTTATCCGAGAAGTTCCTTGAGCTGTTAAAGGATAAGCCGATTTGCGGAAAAAAGAAGGCGATGGAATTACTTCAGGAGCAAACAAATAACGAAGTTACAAAAGAAAGAATGGATAAGATTTTGAGCATGACAAAAGACCAAATTGAGATCGAAAAGAACGGTCCGAACAATTCAAATATCTACTCATTGAAGCTAAAACTAAAAAGCGAATAGTGCAATTAAATAGTAAGAAGAGTGGTAGTAGTAGCCTATATAGTATACTACTACTACTACTCCTAGTAGTTGAAAAGGCTGTTAGTAGTGGGACGCTTGTGCTTGTGGCCTGAAGCCACACAAGCCCAGCCTCAAGCCGGCACACCTCCCACTACATTGCCAGCCTACAAGCTCACTCGAAAAGAAGATTAAAACCGATCCATCAGTCTAACCGATTAACCGGCAGAACAGGTATCACTCAGCCTACCCATTCACTCGTTATAAATCTCATGCCGTCAAAGAGGTATAATCATATTAACCTGACAATCACAGCAAATCGGGCATTCCAAGGAATGGCGGGATTGGCGGTCTTATGTCCTAGCGTGGTAGATTATATAGTTTGGAGTCTAAAAACGCTCTGAGCGTCCTCTACGGGGCTTTAAGAGGCTATTCTGTTAATCTATGTCTGTAACCTCAGCATCAATAACTTTTTCATCTTTCAGATTTGCAAGCTCGGCTCGGATCTCATCCAAGCTAAGAGATTTCTTCACTTCGATAGTCTGAGTAGGTTCACCTTCGTACTGGCGATGCTTGTCAATTAGGATGCCGGTAGCGATTGGTAGGACTCCGTTAGGTATTTCATCATTCTCCAGCTTCTCGATCATCTTTTCGACTGCAAGCTGTGAAGCATGGCCGATCAAACCTCTCATTACTTTCTTCGATGCATCGATTACCTCTTTCTCTCGGGACCGAACCACAGCGATAGTGTTGTGGGATACCTTTAAATCCTTTTTGATCCGAGTGACCGGTATTCCATCTGTTAGCATTTGAACCAGCTTTGCATAGTCACCTGGTCTCTTATCGAATAAACCTTGGGCGGTGTAGATTATCGGACAAGCCTCATCGATAGTTAAGTTCGCTGGAAGGTTGTCCGGCATCACTGTAGTTCTTTTTCTTTTCGTTGGCATGATTTTAATCGGTGAAAGCATTTAAACAATTAAACCAAATAGATATTTGTGCAAGGACAATTAGACATAATCATTATTTGGCGAAGTTAGTGTATTTATTAAGTATGCTGATTATCAGTACTTTACAGGAACGCAATTAGATCGTGCAAATTGTGTAGTAATATCGGACAACGGTAGGCGGGGGGGAGGGGGGTCGGATTTGGCGGCCAGCCGGTCACCGAGACCGATTGTAGCCCATGAAAAAATTTTCACTAATTGCCCCACATTGCTCCACATACCCAAATGCTGGAATATGTTAGGATATGCTAGAATATGCTAGGATTAGATGTTAAATCCTTGATTATCAAT